CTAGCCGCACCGATGACGTGTTTGTTTCAGAGGCTGATATATCTAGCGGCAGCGGCACTGAAATCACTGCGGTGTTTACGACTGTGCGCACTGGATCAGTCACGCTCAATACGCAAGCCAACATTGAGCGCGATGGCGATGACTACCTAGCGGGCAGTTACGAACTGCGCAACGTCGCCACAGCACCTGATGGTCACATCTTGCGTTGCGCGATCGCAAGCGTTTCCACCAGCCGACCCTGTCAGGCGGTTGAGTTTGGCATCCGCTCGCGCATCGGAATTCGCATCAATGGATTCTGCAATCTCAAGGATTCGATCAGCTTTACCCAAGCTGATAATCGCGCCTGCATTAGCCGCAAAGATGACATCATCGAGCGCGGCTCCACGCTAAAGGTGGATGTGTTCCAAAGCAACACGATCACAACTACAGAGGAGCGTTACAGCTTTTTCAAGATCGGTTACCGCGAAGCCGGTAGCGGCGGTGCATTCACGATCTTGAGCAACACTTATGGCATCCGCGGCGCTACGCAGCAAAACGTATTTAACTACGTGCAGCTGAACATGCCATCGCTAAAGCAGTGGGAGTTCAACATTGAACCGCTGTCTGGTTTCGAGGTACGCGCAGGCACTGGTATCAATACCCTCTACGTCCTAGATGCACGACTGAGCACCCGGCAGGTAGTGACTGATGGTTCGGTCACCGTTGCCTTTAACGGTGAATCCGTGCCGCGCACAGCCGAACAGTTTGCCATTGCCGCAGTACGTGGCGAAGGTAAAGGCATCCCCGAGCTGGATCCAAGCAACTACGGCAGTGCAGCGGACCGCAGCTACCTCGATACATGGGGCAAGCTTGCGGAAGCCTTCGTTTACGAAGAGGCCCAAAGCAGCGCCGGCAGTGGACCCGAGCACGAGGTGGTCTACATCAATGAGATCGTGCCGAATGCCACGGCACCGGTCTATGACGACCTCGCTCTAGTCGGCATCAACGTGATGAGTTCGGTTGAGTGGCAGCAGTTTGGGCAGTTCAGCTGCTACGTGACAGGCGGTAAGACCTGTCGCCGCCTGCGGAGCAGCCTTGCAGTTGGCGCCACGCACCTATTCCCGGATGTCTTGCTGGATCTGATGACCAATGCCACCTATGGCGCTGGCGATCTGATCACCGATGAGATGATCGACCTTGATGCCTTCGAGACAGCAGCGGATTGGTGCTATGACCGCAAATACTTTTTCGATGGCGTGCAAGCCGATCGGGTTAACCTGCGCCAGTGGGCAGCAGACACCGCAGCCGCCCATCTGCTGGTGTTTGGCGAGAGCGACGGCAAGTTTTATCTCCGCCCGGCACTGCAGTTCACGGCAGTGCCGATTAAAGGCTTGTTCACGGCCGGCAATATCGTTGAGGGCAGCTTCAAGCTGCAATACCTAGAGCCTGAGGAGCGTGAGCCAATCCAAGTGAGCGTGCGCTACCGCGAAGAGCGGGCTAGCACTGATCTAACCAACCCTGGCATTTTCCCCACTGAGCGCGAGGTGCTAGTGCGGGAGGCAATCGGAAGCGCCACCGATCCAGTTGAGTCGCTCGATCTCAGCGATTACGTCACTAGTCGCGCGCACGCCATTGATGCCGCCAAGTTCATCATCCGGATGCGCCGCATTCCAACGCACGCAATCAGCTTCCGCACAACCCATGAAGGCGCACTAGCAAAACTTGGACCTAGCGACTACATCCGCGTGGCAATGGATGAGACGCAATACGACGAATTCAACAATGGCGTCGTCACGGCCGATGGCGCGCTAGTCAGCACCAAGCCTCTGCCCGATGGCGCTTACAACGTGATCGCATGGGATGGCACAGAAGGCACGCCGCCAGCCGATGCAACGTTGACCGTAAGCGGCGGCGGCACGGTAGCCACTCCGGTTGGCGTGGTGTTCACCGTCAAGCTGCCCAGCACGCAGGTGCGTACCTACCAGATCGAGCGGATTACGCCAGACGAAGAAGGCACGTTTAACATTGAAGCAGTTCACATGCCAACCAACGCATCGGGTGTCTTGGACTTGGCAAACGGCTTTGATACCGCCGGCAACTGGGTGATTGAGTGATGGCTGTCGCATTTCCAAGCATCACGCCAACCAGCCGCAGCTTTACGGCACCGCGATGGCCGACAAGCGGTATCACGTCACAATCTGGCGTCACAACACGCAGGCTATGGGGCAGCCGCCCATCGCAAGCGCAGCTCAGCCTTGGTTTTGACAACATCACCGACGACAATGCGGCCGCTATTGCGCAGGCATACAACTCAGCCAAGGGTGCCACGACTGATTTGACGCTGCCCGCGGTATTGTTCAGTGGCGCATCCTCTACGTTGACAACATGGCTTGATGGCAGCGCAACCGGCGCAGGGCTGAAGTGGTTTTTCGCTGAAGAGCCGCCAAACATCGAAAGCTCCGGCAGCCCTGGGCGCAGTAATGTACGTGTAGCACTGGTTGCCGAACTTAGACTGTAACCATGGCATACACAGGCGCTAACGGCAGCTTCACCATCAACGGGTACACCGGAGTGGTGCGTAACGCCACGGTGGACATCTCGCGTGATGTGCTTGAGACCACGAACCTTGGTGATTACAGTCGCACATATACGCCTGGCCTGATTGGAGCAACAGGTAATGCGACGTTCATCTATGAAGCTGAAATCAAAAGCAATTTGATTGCAAATGTGCTGAACACCGCTAGCTCGCGTGAGACGCCGATTGCAGTGACACTAACTGTTGGCACAGGGCAAACACTGGCCGGCAGCGTGTTCATCACGCAAGTCGGCACGTCCGTCTCTGTCGGCGACGTGACCAGCACCAATGTGGCATTCCAGTTTACTGGTGCGCCTAGCTAGCCATGGCAGTTCTTGGTACTAACGGCAAAATCGTCTTAAGCCGCTCGGCGCCATCGCCAGTTGCGGTGAACGTTACTGCGCTGAACCAAGACAAGAACATCATCTCGTTGACAACGACAGGATTCCGCAGCGGCGATCTTGTCGAGGTTGCAAGCACAAATAATTGGCCAAACGCAAATCTGTACAGCGATCCGCTGATTCCAAGCTACGCCAATATCTTTGATTACCAAGACTATGCCGAAATGGTCGGTTACGGCACGGCATACCCTGCCGGACTGTTGCGCCCATTTCGCTGGTTATCGACTGAAAATAACGATGTACTGACAACTGAAAATGGCGATGCGTTTGCAGTGCAGTCGGATGCAGACATCACGCCATATCGCAACCGCTTGTACGTACACGTTGATGCACTCAATCGGCTGTCGTTTTATCGCACGCGAGCAGCGGCGCTAGAGGGCGCTAATGACGCGACACGAGAGGATATCGACCAATCCGATTTTGCATTAGATCCTTCTGGTCAGATTGAACTGCGCCTTGTCAACGAATGGAAGCTAGAAGCTTGCCTGCAAAGCTGGAGTCTGAACCTTAACGCCAGCGAAATTGATACCACCGGACTGGGTGATCAATTCTTTGATGGCGTTAAGTCATTGGTGCAAGGCGGCGGTACGTTTGATTTCTTTATTGAGCGCGAGGAACGCGACACTCGCAACACTGCGATCGTCAACCGCAGCGAGTATGCCAACGCCTATGTGTTTTTTGGCGTTGAAGAAAACATTACTTACAACAATGCTGCAGTGAGTGGCAGCAGCGCTGGAACAACTGCCTACAATAACGCTGCAGTAACGCCGGCCCCCGCCGCCTTTACCCTTGACGCAACTGCATTGGCAACGCTTGGCACAAGCAACGTGTTGCGCTTGCTGCTGAACACCAACGAACAATCTGAGGCGGAGGCTGAGTTTTGGATGATTGACGGCGACGCGCAAGACCGCACTAGTTATACCGGAATGCTTTTGCCTGGCGACTTGTACTACAAAGCGCAGATTATGCTGACGAGTAGCGCTGTCAGTGTTCGCGCCACGGATGTGATTACTGGATCAGCCAACTTTGTGACCGTGCGCGAGGTGCAGTTGCGCGAAGGCTAGACTGCTACCCATAAGGGATCGTTGCCATGACCTATAAGATCACCCACAAGAACAGCACCGTATCCGGCACTCCACCTACGGCGGGTGATATTGATGTTGGCGAGATTGCAATCAATGCGGCGGACGCTGAGATTTACACGAAGGACGCGAACGGCAATATCCGCAAGTTCCAAAATACAGCCACTGGCACTGCAGCAGGCGTGCAATTTACGCAATCCGGCACAGGTGCTGTGCAGCGGACGGTCGACAGCAAGTTGAAGGATCTGATCAGCGTCAAGGACTTTGGCGCGGTTGGTAACGGGGTGGCCGATGACACGGCTGCGATCAACGCGGCACTGTCTGCTGGCTATCGTATCTATATTCCGGCTGGAACTTACAAAACAACTTCCACCATAACGATCCCCGGCTCCAGGATTGTAATTGGTGACGGCATGAACACCGTCATCAAGCCGTCTTCTTCTGTCAGTGTCGCGTTTCTTCAGTCGGCGGCTTCGCAAATTGCAGACTTGTACATTGATGGAGTAAATACCGGAGCATCCGCAATAGCCGTGTTTTGCGGAGATGACGCTGGCGGCGGAAATTCTGGCCCCACTCTAACTAGACTTCGTATTCAAAACTTTACAGGTGCAAACGCTGTAGGCATCTATATACGCAAGGCGCTTCGCGTAGTTATTGAGCAATGCTATGTGTTCAATAACTACAACGGGATGTATGTGTACGAACCATCAGGACAATATCCAACAACGGTCTGGGTTTCGCATTCGACCTTTGCACTTTCAGGAGCCGAAGGTGTCTATATCAACAACGGCTATCAGATTTGCTTTACCAACTGCATTTTTGAGTCAAACGCAAAAGAAGGCCTAAAGCTCCGTCGCGAAATTGGAGAAGCGTACCTAGGCAGATTGCTGAACTGTTGGTTTGAAGACAACCAATACGGTGCGCCTGCTCGCACATCAAAGTATCAGCTGACCGTTGACGCAAACGGCGGCACGGGCGGGATGCACCTTGACAACGTGTTTTTTGTTGGAAGCGCGGCGACCGCCAAATCTATTTACCTCAGAGACGTTGCTTTCACGTCACTGTCTAAGGTCACCGTGCCGAATAGCGTGCCGAATGGAATTTTCGCAGACGGGACCAGTGTAATTTTATACCTAGACAACGCCGGATACTTTGCGGCGGACCAGACTCTACGCGCAGGCACGGCTATCGTTGCGCTGCCAGTCGCATTTAGGCAAATAACCAGTAACTCCACTGATGACGTCGGCACTTTCCAAGCTACTTTAACGTGCGAGACAAGTGGAACAATCACGCTTAATAATGCAACGTGCGAGTATGTCAGGCATGGAAATAGAGTGACGGTCTGCGGTCAAATTGATGTCGCGTCGGTGTCGTCACCAGTCGGGCACCTTACCCTCGGAGGGTTGCCTTTTAGTGTGCGAGGCGACGGTGTGAGAGCAAACGCCGCGGCCTCGATCCTCGCCTATAATTTTAGCGGCTCTGTTACTCAGCCGATTATTGGGCGCGCAAACCAAGGCACAAATACGATCACGATTTTCAAATTTGTGTCAGGGAGTGTGGCGGCCCTCGCCGGGGATGTCATTGTAGGGGTAACGATTTGCTTCGAGTGTACGTACTTTACAGCCTAAGAAATGGCAATTCCTGCCACCCGCGCACATACCACTAATCCCACAGAGCCATGATCAAACCCAGAGATTTAGCCAACAGCGTCAACCATATCTATCCCATGCACTTTTGCCAGCAGCCACGCCATCCTTACTTGCCTAAACTGCACGCATTCCAGCACCGCTAATGGCTAACATCAAAATCTCAGAGCTGACCGCTCTTACGCCTCCCGCGGCATCCGATGAACTGGCGGTGGTTGATGTCAGCGCCACTAGCACCAAAAAGACCACGGTCGGAGAAGTAGTCGGCATTATCAACGGCGATGTAGAG